TTCATATTTATGTTCCCAATATTCATATTTCTTTTTTAGGTCGCAGTATTCTAAATATTTATCAACACGATCTAACAATGATTCATCTTCTAATTGTTTTCTTCTAGCTTTTGTCATTTGTATATCAATATCTGTTAATCTACGCTTTATTGCGTCACCATTTGTTCCAGTCATTTTATTAGTAATAATTTCTAATCTAGTATTACATTTAGTTAATTCTTCTTCTAGTTCCCGTAATTGTTTTGTAATTTCTTTGTAAAACAATTGATGTGTATTGTGCGCCTGACGTCTTTCTATTAATTGTGTTTTATATTCTGTCAATTCATCCAATGTTCTATTTTCTTTGGAAAATATAATATCTTCTTTCTCAAAGTAATCAATATGTGATGTCAGTTGTCGTTTTTTTTCTTTTACTTTATCATTCATAGTTTTTAATGCTGGTGATAAGTTTCCAGTTTTCATTTGTTGTTCAATATTTCGTACGTATTCTTCTTGTACTTTGTTTTTCTCTAAAAATTTATTTAGTACTTTTAGTTCATTTTCTATAGTATTATAATATTCTTCATCTGTATTGTCTAATACTGGAATTTGAATAATCGTTAATTTATGTTTATATTCGTTATATTTATCTATAATCTCATGTTGTTGTGTTATGTTTGCTTGTATATCATCTATTTCAGTATCATAATCTCTTTGTTCGATATGTAACACATCTTTGACTTCTACTAATTCATTGTTTTGTAGTTTCAAGTCTGTTTCGCAGATTGGACAGTTTAACAACTGTTTTTCAAAGTCCGCTTGTTGTTTCATTTTCTGTATTAATTCTTTTGAATACTCTAATTTCTCGATTTCCTTCTTTGACTTATGTATGATTTCTTTCACATAGTCTAATAATTCATTTGGCTCATTTATGTTTGTATCTATTTCGTTTCGTACTTCTTCATATTTATTCAATTCATTTTGGTATTCATGCCATTGATGTAATTCTAAATTGTATTTCTCTATATCCATTTCTACTTCTTCTATTGGTTTCAATTGCCCTTTGAACATCCATAATGTTTTTTTGATGTGTAACAATTCTTTCTTTTTTTCTTTTGTTTCTTCTTCTAAGATTTTATCGTATTGTTCTTGTAATTCTGTTATATCATGTTTCAGTTGAGTATATGCTATAAAATGTTCTAGTTTTGTTATTTCAATATCAAAATCTAATTCATTATCTTCTAACAATTTGGTATGGACTTCATTATACTGATTTCGTTTATTTTCTATTTGTATCTCAGTATGTCTTTGTTTATCCATATACATTTCCATATCTGCTTTTAACAATAAATATTCTTGTAATTTATGTGTCTGTTTCTCTTTACTATCGATTAATTCAGACAAACGCTTGTTAAATGTCGCCATTCGACTCTTATAACGATCAATACTTTCATCTTCTGTTTCTCCATCTTCTTTATGTAATGGAAATTCAATGGGTTCTATATCCTCTTCTAGTTTTACCATTTCATTTCCGTATGTTTTTAGTTCTGTTCTATATTCTATCATTTTATCTGATGTCTCTGATATCATTTTATTTAATCGTTCTTTATGTTTTTCGTTTTCATTTCCATTAAAAGATAACAGTTTCAAATAATTTAATTGATTTAGTTGAGTCATTGATAATAAACTTTCATTTGCTTTCTGTGGTATATAACTTGATAAATTAAATTCCTCTTGATTCATTCCTAATCTTTTTATTATATATTCTTGTGCTGCATCATCTTCATAACGATCATTCACTATTAATCTATTTGGACGATTACTACGAGTTATATTCATTCCCATAAATTCTAAATATACAGAACACGCATTTGTTCCAAAACTATATGGTTTCTGTATTTTTCCAAACAATGCATACACTATCGCTTTTAATATAGTCGACTTTCCTGAACCACTATTACCTGACAATAGCACTAAACCACTATCAGGTATTTCAAATGTAGCCTCTTTATGGCAACGAAAGTTACGTAATTTTAGTAGCATTGTATTGTAAATCCTGTATCTTTTAATAATATTTTATTACAACTCATTTTTAATCCTCATTTAATTTCAATTTTTTATTTATAGTTTTATTATCAATATTACAATGCAGAATATTGATAATTTACAACCTCAAACTGTATACATCATTATTAATAACGTAGGCATACCACTTGGTGTATATAGAGATTATAAAACTGCCACTCATGCTGTTCAGATATATATTAAAAATTCAACTTTAAATGAACCAAATGTATCTATTTGGAAATTCTCATCTACACAAGTTAATAAACCTCCTAAAAATAGATTTGAGTGTATGATTTCATTCGATAATACTATTTAATCATTACTAGTGAAATATCTTATACAACTTTTCTTTTATCTTTTCTTTTCTTTCTTTTTTTTCTATTTTAGGTTTATAGTTTGTAATGTGTAAATCCGCAATATTATATATACGAGGTGCTGTTTCACACTTAATAATGTAAATTTTCTCTTCGTTCATGAACCATCCGTTTATAACTTGTGTGATTCTATATTCGTTATCAGATATCTTACTTGTATTTATAATACTATATGGATTTTCAGATAGCAACAGTGATGTATATTTAATACTTATTTGTTTCATAATTTTTTGTGCTGTCTCGTACGATGGTGTAACACCATGTAATTCATTATTAAGTGTTATCGTATAATATTTTTCTCGATGATTTGTTGGAAACATTATTATTTTATATACATAAATTATTTTTAAATTTTGATTTATTTTGCAAAGTTATAGACTAATCCATACTGTATATCTTTTATCAATTATCTGTTCTATCATGATCTTCTATACACCAATCTACTGTCCTTCTTTATTAATATAAAAGTTGAAATGTGTATAATTTATTTTTTTTTTAAATTTTATATTAATAATGAATATTCTTATATGTAGTATTCTATCTATTCTTGTATATATTATACTCTCAAATATATTTAACTCTCGCTATTCTACTACTATACATACTAATGACCAAGATATTATAGCCATTTATAAATTATTTTATGAATTTACTACCTTATTAGATAATCACAATATACCATATTGGGCATATGGAGGAACTTTATTAGGAGTAATTAGACATAATGGATTAATACCATGGGATGACGATGTTGATATATGTATACCTATTCAGTATAAAGATAGGCTACATGAATTGATTAAACGACATCATCCTACGTTGATATTACAACATAGTGATTTTTGCATAAAACTTAAAACCGATAAACCATATCCATTTATTGATATTTTTTTTATGACATTAGAAAATGGCAGATGGGTTGATTATAATATAAAAACACGAAAGGCATGGCACAATTCCTATTTTTTAGATCGTGAAGTATTCCCATTAAAAAATTACAAATTTTCAAATTATTTAGTAAAAGGTCCATCAAATGGTATTCCATATCTAACAAGATGTTATGGAAATGATTGGAACGAAGTTGGTTATAAAGAATATAACCATAAAACATCAAGCATTATTACAAAAAAAAAGTTTAAATTGAAACATAATGATAGACTACCAGCAACTCCATTTTATAATTTTATGAAAAATTGAATTTGTATATTATATAAAACACAAACATAGTATTATCAATATGAAAGCAACTAACTCCTCTATCTCCATTTCACCTAACTTGTTATTGAAAAACGACAAAATAATGAAAGAACTTATTAAATTATGGAAACAAACAGTACATGAATTACATAAGAACCCAAAATGTCATTTAAATATCAACACGCAAGATAATCGTGAAAAAATATTGAGTGAAAAAGATGAAGAAACATTGAGTGAAAAAGATGAAGAAACATTAAGTGAAGAAGATGAAGAAACATTAAGTGAAGAAGATGAAGAAACATTAAGTGAAGAAGAGAATGATTTATTATATAAGGCAGATATAACAGTAATTCAAAATGATTTGAAAAAAGAAGTAAAGAAATTAGCACAAGAGCACAAATTAGAAGATAATACCATTAAAATAATCAATGAATCAATCGATACGACAATGAATAAAGTATTAAATAAATACAAAGACCTGTTCTCAACTGTGTTGAATCCAGTATATGATAGAGAACATTGGAAAATTGGAGTAGATGAGGAAGATATCAAAGAAGTAGAGTCATCTATAAATGCGATATACGATATTATTGAAAACGAAAAAAAGATGGCAACTGAAGTAGGAATTATGAAATCTAATTTATCATTTATGGAAAAAAAACATGCATTGTTATTATTAGAAAAATTAAAAAACATGGAGGAGTACAGTATAGAATATTTTGATTTAGAACGACAAATAATAGAATTAGTAAAATCATCTGAAAAACTAAAAATCAAAGAAAGTCTGAATGAAATTGAAGAACGATTAGAAAGCAAGTCCTATACGAATCAAAATCTATACACACGTGTTTTACAAGCACATGAATATATTGATGATGCGTTATTAGCACATATCTATTCAAAATACAAAGAATATATTAATATGCCAGTAGATAGTGAAATGAAAGTGCTTACATTGAATTGGTTAGAACATGCATTGAAACTACCATTTAACAAATCAGTAGAACCGATAATTAACAAAGATAATTTTGTAAATAAATTATTAGAGATTCGAGAGTTTTTAGACAATGAGATTTATGGAATGGATAATGTAAAGGATCAATTGTTATGTATTCTAAACAATCGTTTCAAAAATCCAAAGAATAGTAATTGTGCAATTGCTTTACACGGAAGTCCAGGAACAGGAAAAACAGTTATTGCTAAATCGCTTGCAAAATGCATGGGGCTACCATTTGAACAGATTTCATTGGGTGGTATGCAAGATGCTAGTTTATTAAACGGACAGCACATGGGATGGTTAGGAAGTGCACCAGGGAGAATTGTACGTGCATTACAGAACTTAAATTGTAAAAANGGAATTATCTTTTTTGACGAGTTAGATAAATTAGGAGAGACAACTCATGGGAAAGAAGTACAATATGCATTATTACATATTATTGATTATGCGCAAAATAACGAATTTATTGATAACTTTATGGGTAAAGAATTGCCATTAGATTTAAGTAATATCATATTTATAGTTGCCATGAATGATGTCGCACGTTTAGATTCTGCATTACTGAGTCGTATGCCATTAGTACATGTAGAAGATTACACATTGAAAGATAAAACTAAAATTCTTAAAGAATATATAACACCACGAATTGTAGAAAATATTGGATTGGATCGTACATGTTTTTCTATACCAGATGAGACNTGTGAATACATTATTAAGAAAATGGAAGTTATATACGGTAAAGAAGGGGGTGTTCGTAATATAAAAGATTGTATGACATTCATCTTAAATAAAGTATCGTTATTACATGAATTATATAAACAATCTAGTAAAAAAGTACCTATACATACTANTATAAAATACTCGTTCCCTATGAATATAACCAGAGATATAGTCGATGATTTTTATACAAATAAAAACCAAACTGATAATATTTCATGGCAAAAACTATATACTTAAGTAAATTACATATCCGCAAAAAAGTAAAGAATGAATAATTATAATAATAATAATTATTCAAATGTTATCTTAAAAAGTTGAACCACCACCTGCTGATACATTCATGAGTTTCATATCACCACAATTATGTTTTCTATCTCTATTGAATTTATCTTGGTATTCTCCAATCAGATTACGAAACTGCATAGTACTATCTACAAATCCTTGTTCTACTAATGCTTTGTTGGCATTTAATCCATTCATACCATCGTTAAAAGTGTGTGTGTCTACGGTTGTTCTAAATATGTAATTGGCTTGTCCTTGAGGAACTTCTTCTTGTAACTCAAGTTGAGTGGTTGGTT